CTGTTGGTCGAGGCGTGCCTGATCCGCCGGGTTCAACGTGGTCGTGGTGTTGTACCCGGATACCGAATTCGGGTCCGCCGTGGTGCTGGTGGTCTTGTACGCGTCCGACTGCGTGCCGAGCGTTCGCAGCCAATCCTCTTTCGAGACAGCGCGGTTTTCCTCGCCCTGCGTTTTCGCAGCGCCAACGTAATCCGGTGTCGGTGGTGCGCTTGGCTTACCCATGTTCTACCCCTTGGCCTTTGCAGCGGTGTACTCCGCTGTCGGGTTCAACGGCTGCATGCCGTAACGTACACGCATCTGATCCTCTTGCGACAGGAACGATTCTGCCGTGCGTTCCGCCGCCTTGGGCGGGTTCGCCTTGTTCTCGGCGTGCCACGCGGCGTTCGCCTTCTCGTTTGCGATTTGTGCGGCCTTGCCTTCCGCCGACTTGTCACCGAGGCCCATGCCCGCATTGACGTATTGATCGTAAACACCGAGCCGCCGCGCCGCTTGCTCCTGATCGCCGCCGCTGTTGTGGAACAGTTCAAGCACGCGTGCGGCCACGCCGGGGTCGATACCGGACGCTTCCATTGAACGGCGCATGTTCGCTAGTTGGCCGATGCCGCCTTTCGTGTTGCGTGCCGTGTCCGCGAGTTGCTTCATCGCCGTGAACGCGTCCGCCTGTCCGGTCTGCTGCTTGACCCAACTTTGCCAATCGGTGTTCGTCCCGCCGTGTTCGTAGGTGTTCTCCCCGGCGTTGCTCCGCGCCCCGAGGTTGTTGTCGGTTTCGTACTTGGCGCGGGATTCGTTCGTCCCGCCGAACTGATCCACGCCGGTCAGCATCTTCTGCATCCACGGAGTCCCGGCAAGCGTGGCCTGTGCGCCCCTTTGCCGGTTCGCCATGTCCGCGTAGGCATTCCCCGAGGTCGCGTTCGCCATGCCGCCGATCATCCCGGCCTGTGCGGGCGGTTGCTGCCCCTTGCTCTGCATCTTGCTCTGCGCGTACTGCTGGATCGCGCCGCCCTGCATCGGCTGCGCGGCGGTGGCGGGCGGCGTAGTCGCGGCGGGCGGCGGGACAGCGGTGTGATCCTGTCCGTCATAGCTTGAGTACGATGCGGGCCGTGGGTTCTGCGCGAGTGCCTGTTCCGCCGTCATGGAAGCCCCGCCAGCGGGCGCGGGCGGCTGTCCGCCCTTGTTGCCCGCCTGACCCTTCTGCGCCCCGCTGTAGGGCTGTACTTGGGCGCTGGCGGTGGTCGTGGTCGGCGTGGCGGTCGATTCAAGCGGCGTGGACCCCTGCGCGGCGGCTTGCGCCGACTGCGCTCCCTGCACCCCGGCGTTGTACGTCCCGTTGGAGTTGTCCACGCCGGTCCCCGAGCCGTAGTTCGGGTTCGGCAGCGTGGTGCCCTTGGAGCCGGTTTGTCCTTGTACGCTCATCAGTTCGTCTTTCGCGGTTCGCAGCCGCGCGGCGGCTTGAGCCAGCGGCATTCGTCCTTGAACATCGTGTAAATGCGGAGGTCGCCGCCGGGGGCCGCGTCCTTCAACGTGGCTTCCAGCTTGAACCCGATGTGTTCATCGAAGCGCCGCGCGGCGTAGTTCATCTCCGGTACGAGGCCGGTGATGCGCTTCACGCCGCATTCAACGAACGGATAATGAAAGACGTACCAGAGGAACTCGCGCGTCATCCAGCGAGCGCCCGGCTTGGCCGCAACGTGCATGTTGATGTTCGCGCCGTTGTAGCCCTCGTACCAGACGCACGCAAGGATTTCGGCTTGGCCGGTTTCGTCGTCTACGTCGATCAGGCCCACCGCCCGCCCGGCAACGAACGCACCGTGGCTGTCCGTCATGCGTTCCATGAACGGCGCAAGCTGTTCCTCGCAGTTGATGACGATCTGCTTCATAGGATGCCGTGGCCTTCCTCGCTCAACAGGTCGGTGCCGATCCAGATCATGCCGCGCGATGTCGATAGCTTGAGGAACGGCGCGGCGCAGAAACCGATTTCGCCCACGCCCACCCATTGATTGAAGATGCGCGATGCAATCGCCCACTTGGCTTGATCCCAAATAGCCTGATTCCACAGGGCGACTTCCTCCGTAGCGGACGCGGGTGGGATTGGCGGCGAGTCGTCCTCAATCTGAAAATCCACGTTAACGCCAAGGCGGAACTGAGGCTCAACCGGCGCTTGCATCGTAGCGCGAGCCATCGTGATGTGCTTCTGCTGTGCGCCGCGTCCAAGGTAGGCGAACGAACCGAGTGCGGTGCCTTGGATGGCTCCCCCGAAACTCTCGGTAAAGTCAAAAGCGTCGAGAGTCCCGAACCATCCGTGACCCACGATGCCGAGCGCCGTTCCGAAGTAGATTTCGCTGTCGTGGATGGCCCACGCCGCCCCGTTATAATTTTCAAATTCACACCACGCCCCCGTGACCGTGTTCATCACATATTGGCGGTATTGCGTGGGGTCGGGCACGTTGACGTAAAGCTGGTTCGCCCGATTGTGAACGATTAGCTCCCACCCGAACCGCGTCGAGAAGTCACCTACGTCCTCACTCAATTTCAACTGGATCAAATCGGAAAGCGGCGTCGGGTCCAGCACCTTCGACTGCGCGAGGATCGAAGTCAGCGGCAGCACGCCGTCCTCGCACAAGATCAGCAAGTCCGAGCCGTACTTGACCGCGCAGCGCCGACCAATCGTTGCGCCGATCTTGTAAACGCCGTCGAGCGTGAAGCCCGCCGCCGTGTCGGGATCGAACCCGGTGTAAACCGCGATGTCGCCTTCCGACGAAATGAACACGGCATGGTCATCCGCGCCGGTCGCGGCGTCCACGGTCCATGACTTCACGCATTGCAGGAAGCCGCCGCGCATGAAGGTTTCACCGACGCCGAACCGCTTGCACACACCCTGCACCTGATCCACCGGCAAGTACCATGCGGTGCCGCTGTCCTTCTCCGTGAACCACAGGCGGCGGTGGACAAGGTGAACGTGAATCAGCTTGTGCGGGTCGAACGTGCCATCCAGCGAGGTCAGCACGCAATCGGTCCATGTAGTGCCGTCGAACTTCTGCGGGATGTCCGCGCCGTTCACCATGACGAGGAAGTTGTTGTTCACGTTCGTCATCTGCGTGTACTGCCAGCGAGAGTTGGTGAACCCGGTCAACTTCTGCGACGGCGTGCCGTTCTCGGGCGTGACATCGAACAGCTTGTTACCCGCGATGGCGAACAGCTTCTCCACGCCGTTGCTGCCCGCGTAGTTCACCAGCGTTTCGATGACCGCAGCGGGGTCTAGTACTTGATGCTTCGCCCACCCAAGGCGCAGTTGTGCGCCGAACCGCTGCGGGAAGAAATTCTTCATCACCACAGCCTGATCCGGCTGCATCGCCATCAGGGAATCACGCGCGTTCAATCCCCCCGTGGGGGCGGGGATTGATTTCAAGTCGGAGACTTGCCGCGCCGCGAGCGCGAGATTCGATTTCACTATCGTAACCACCGCATCGTTGGAACTTGAATGCCCCCGAACAGCAAGCCGAGAAGAATGATGACGCAGATCAGGGCAAGTATCGCCTCGGCCACTTTGCCGAACGGTTCCGGCAATCCCATGCGCCCGAGGAACCACCAGACGATGTAGAAAACGATGCCTAGAACGATGACCGTGACGAGCAGACCGATGAGATTTTCCATACTGTCCTCCTAGCCTTTCGTGAAGTATCCGACCACCATCGCAACGATTGCGGCGACGGTGCCCTTCAACACCATAGAGATGAGTCGTACTTTCGCCTCAAGTACCGCGATGCGCTCCCCATCAGTTTGCGGGCCAGTTTCCATCGGGAATGTTGTAAATCGTGATGAGCGGGAATTGCGGCGACCGCGCCAGCGACAACACCGGCCCGCCCTGATCCTGTGCGATTGCGTCGTCTAGGTTGCTCTGCCAATCGGCAGCGAACGATGTGGTATCGAACCCCTTCGCGGCGTAGAAGCGGAACTTGATGCCGCTCACCATCAGCCGGTCATCGAAGATGCAGGTGTCCGTGTCCTTCACCGCTTTGTTCAACCGCGTAGGGATCGGGTCGGGCAGCGTGTCGCCGTCGATCACCCATCCACGGCTGACGTAGAAATACGAGAGCGTGAGAGGCAGGGGCAATCCCCCGCCGCCCACGTTCGCGCCCGGCACCGGCCACACTTCGATAGTGTTACCGACGAGGCGAAAACGCTCGCGCGGCCCGGTGGAGAGGATGCCCGATTTGAGGTACTGCCATTGCTGCGGCGTTTCCGGGCCGATCATCGGCCACTTGTTCGTCTGGTCCCACTCCGTCTGTGTCAACGGACGCGCGTAGTCGGCGGGCAGCGGGTACGCCGCCTGTCCGTCCACGCAGTTGATCGTCGCTTCCCCGAACAGGTTGCGCCAGAAGCGGCGCTTCACCAGCATCTCGCCGGTCGCGTTGTAGAGCGCGAAAAGCTGCTGCGGGATCAGTTCGGGATTGGCGGCGACGGATGTCGGCATCTGCACCGACATCTCCGCGCACGCGGTCCGAATGACATTAAGGACTGACGAGTTGGTGCTTGGCATTTTCCAGCGCCTCGAAACGTTGGTTGACCTTCCGCAATTCCTCTTGCAGATAGTTCACCTGTCCCTGCAAGTTCGCGTTCTCTGCCGACAGCTTCTCGGCCAGCGCGGCGTCCTTCGCCGCTTCCAAGTACGTCTGTGCTTTGCGCTTGAGGTCGTTGAACCCCATGATGCGCGAACCGTACACATCGGCAAGGTTCGCCAGTTGCTCCACCGTCACGATGTTGAGGTAAAACAATTCATCCGCTTGGGCACGCGTAATCGCGGGCCACTCTTGAATCGGCATGCCTTCGACGGTCTGCATCTGGTTCTGCTCAAACTGCGACCATAGCCGCGCGAAGCGGCGCTTGTGCTGGTTGTTGACGGACGTATTGATGACCGTGTTGCGGTCGCCGGGAACGAGAATCTTCACGAACGGAACGGCATCGAACACCGGATGCCCGGCTTCCGTCGATTTTTCCTCGTTCTTCATGGAACCCATATAGAACTGGACGTACAGTTGCTCATCGCCCGGTTGCATCGGGGGAAGTTGTTCCTGCGGCTGCGGCATCATCTGCATGTGAATCCTCTCGTCTGGTTGGTTAAACGCAAAGTTCGCCGTTGACCGTGACCGGCCAACCGTGAACGTATCCCACAATCGGCCCGCCCGCAGACACGGCGACGGCACCGAGTTGATTGATTCGCACGCCGGTGTTGTAGATCGGCGCACCGCCGGGCAGCGACAGCACCACGCACAGTTGCCCGTTACCGTTCAGCAAAAACCCACCCGCCGAATCAAACGGTGGGGGCGAAATCGAACTGTCCAGTTGTATCTTCG